CAAGTTCGGCAGTGGCAGAAACTGATCGTATGATTGTTGAAATTTATGCAACCAATAATGAAAATCAGGCTCAAAGCATCAATTTCTACACTGAAGGATCACAACATTACTCTTATGTAATTACATCACTTCAGGCAGTCGAAGGCCCAGTTGGTGCAACAGGTCCAACAGGTGCAACAGGCCCCGTAGGTCCAACCGGTGATACTGGCCCTACTGGTCCAATTGGTGCCACTGGCCCCGTTGGTGCTACAGGCGCAACAGGTCCGCAAGGCGTAACAGGCGATGTAGGACCTACTGGCCCTGCAGGATCTACTGGCCCTATCGGTGCAACCGGTGCTACTGGCCCGCAAGGTATCCAGGGTATTCAGGGTGAAGTTGGTGCAACTGGCCCTGTTGGTGCAACTGGTCCGCAAGGCGATGTTGGATCAACTGGCCCTGTTGGTGCTACTGGCCCTGTTGGTGCTACAGGTGCTACAGGTCCACAAGGTATTCAAGGAATTCAGGGTGAAGTTGGAGCAACTGGCCCTGTAGGTCCAACGGGTGCAACGGGTCCACAAGGTATTCAAGGTATCCAGGGCGATGTTGGTGCAACCGGCCCTGTTGGTGCAACTGGTCCACAAGGTGTAACAGGCGATGTTGGCCCTACAGGATTACAAGGCCCAACTGGACCGCAAGGCGCAGTTGGAGCTACAGGTGCAACTGGCCCTGTTGGTGCAACAGGTGATACTGGCCCTGCCGGTGCAACCGGTGCAACTGGTGCAACTGGCCCTGCCGGCCAAGATGCAGCAGCGTACATTGTTGATTATCTTGATGGTGGACCTTCAGCGATTAACCCAGACATTATTTACAATGCAGGAACTTCAACAACTTCAACTTGGACCTATACTATTGATGCCGGTGGAGCATCAGTTTCTTTCTAACAATCAGGAAAAGGTAAAAAATGACCTCAAGACTACAAAACCGCCGCGACACCGCAGCAAACTGGACTTCAAACAATCCAACACTTGCTGCAGGTGAAATTGGACTTGAAACAGATACCACTAAATACAAAATGGGCGATGGTACTACTGCCTGGAACTCTTTGGCGTATGCCTACACTGCAGGCGCAGCAGGTGCTACAGGTCCAACTGGCCCAACAGGTTCAGTAGGTCCTTCAGGTGCAACAGGTATTACTGGCCCAACAGGGCCGATTGGTGCAACAGGTCCTAGTGGTGCAACAGGTCCTAGTGGTGCAACAGGTCCTAGTGGTGCAACAGGTGCAGGCGGTGTTGAGGCAGTAAATGCTCAAACAGGTACAACATATACTTTTGTTTTAACAGATCGTGATGATTTAGTTACTGCATCAAATGCTTCAGCTCAAACTTACACAATTCCACTTAATTCAAGCGTGGCATTTCCAACAGGCTCACTTGTAAACCTTATCCAAATTGGAACAGGCCAAATAACAGTAGTTGGCGCAGGCGGCGTAACACTTAACTCAACAGGTGGTACTTCAGCGCAGCCAAAGACTAGAGCGCGTTACTCAGTAATGACTTTGATTAAAGCCGGAACAGATACCTGGTACGCAACGGGGGATGTGAGCTAAATGCCTATTCTTGGGGTTATTGCATCAGGCATTAGCGGTAATTTAAATCTTGTTGTAGATGTGCTTGTTGTTGCAGGTGGCGGTGGCGGTGGAACTCGCGCTGGTGGCGCTGGTGGAGCAGGTGGATTAGTTGGTTTTTCATCTCAAACACTTGCACTTAATTCTTCACATACAATCACAATTGGCGCTGGTGGAAATGGTGCGGCTTCATCACCGAATGATGCAAGCGGTAGCGCTGGAACTAATTCACAATTTGGCACTTTAACCGCAGCAGCAGGTGGCGGTTTTGGTGGTGGAGCAACTGTAAATGGTGGCAATGGTGGCTCTGGTGGTGGTGGTGGTAATAGTTCATCATCAGGTGGATCTGCTACACCTTCGGGCCAAGGAAATGCTGGTGCTGCTGGATCATCTAGCCGTGGTGGCGGTGGCGGTGGTTCTGCTGCTGCTGGTCAAAGTGGAACTGCTAGTGGTAATGGTGGAGCAGGTGTTTCAACCTATTCATCTTGGGGAGCAGCAACTTCAACTGGTCAAAATATTAGTGGAACTTATTATTACGCCGGCGGTGGCGGTGGCGGTGGAAATGTTAGCGTTGCTGCAGGTACTGGTGGTGCAGGTGGCGGTGGCAATGGTTCAGGAAATGATTCAACCGCACCAGGAACTTCAGGCACTTTAAATACTGGTGGCGGTGGTGGTGGTGGTGGTTCAACTTCAACTGCAGGCAATACACCAGGCGGTGCAGGCGGTTCAGGTATTGTTATTGCTCGATACTCAGGCTCTCAAAAAGCATCAGGTGGAAATACTGTAATTACAACAGGTGGATACACCTATCACACATTTATTTCATCAGGAACTTTTAACACAATACCATCTTATGTAGCAAAAGCTGCTGGTGGAACTGTAACTACAGATGGAACTTACTGGTATCACACATTTACAGGTTCGGGAACATTTACCCCAACACAATCTATAAGTGCAGATATGCTTGTTGTTGCAGGTGGCGGTGGCGGTGGTTCAAATCGTGGTGGTGGTGGTGGAGCAGGTGGATTATTAGGATTCACGGCACAATCGCTTACTGCACAAAATTATGCAGTAACTGTTGGAGCGGGTGGTCCAGGTGGATTAGGAACATCAACAAGCAATGGTGGTAATTCACAATTTGGTGCTTTAACTGCATCCGTTGGTGGCGGTAGAGGTGGAAATTCACAACAAGCCGGTGGAACAGGTGGTTCCGGCGGTGGCGGTGGAAATGAATTGCAACAAAATCCAACACCTGCTGGTGGATCACCAACAAGTGGCCAAGGTAATGCAGGTGGAACTTGTAATCCTAGCGATAAAATTGCTAGTGGTGGTGGTGGTGGTGGTGCCGGTAGTGCTGGTTCAAATGGATCGGGTACTGCTGGTGGTGCTGGTGGGTCAGGTTCAAGCGCGTATTCTTCTTGGGCTAGTGCTACATCTACAGGTGTTAGCGGTTCCTATGCAGGTGGCGGTGGTGGATATGGCGTTGGCTCAATAGGATCTGCTGGATCAGGTGGTGGTGGTACAGGTGCTGCTGGAACACTTAACAATGGCAGTAATGGAACATCAAACACTGGTGGTGGTGGTGGTGCTACAAGCGATGCTGGAATTCTTTACAATGGTGGTTCAGGAATTGTTATTATTCGATATGCAGTCTAACTAGGGGGAAAAATGACTAAAGACAATGTAACAAAAATCAAAGAGGAAAAAGCAACTCAGTGCTTTTCTTTTGAAGTAAAAATGTTGGTTCATATCATTGCAGATGATGAAGCAACTGCTAAAACTCAGCTTGATGAAAAAGGCGGGATAGTTACAAAGCGTGAAGTTGAACTATTGAACGCAATAACACTTTATGGAGAAAAGGAACAGTAAATGGCTCATTATGCAAAAGTTGAAAATGGCGTGGTAACTCAAGTTATTGTTGCCGATGGGCCTGATTGGTGTGAACAAAATCTAGGTGGCGAATGGATTCAAACTTCATATAACACTTTTGGTGGGGTTCACTCAGGCGGAAAAATGCCAATCCACAAGAATTATGCAGGAATTGGTTACACATTTGATGGCGTAGGATTTGCAGCACCAAAGCCATTTGAATCTTGGACACTAAACCCTGATTCATACCTTTGGGAAGCGCCTACACCAATGCCTACTGATGGCAAGCGCTATGAATGGGATGAAGCAACACTTTCTTGGCTTGAAATAGTCGAATAACGCACTAACCAGGGGGGATAATGCGGTTTCATATTGTAGCTTTGCCTCATACTCAGGTTACAAAAGAGTATGCAGGATGTGCCTTTACTGAAAAGGTACGCCGTTTTGTAATGATGATGAAGGCTCAAGGCCATACTGTTTATTTGTATGCCGGCGAGCAATCTGAAGGTGTCGAGGATGAGCTAATCACCTGCATATCTGAAGAGATGCGAGCGCAAGCCCAAGGATCTAATCACTACACAAGCGTTTCATTTGATATATCCCTGCCACACTGGCAAACCTTCAATGGCAACGCTATCCGAGAGATAGCAGCGCGATTTGAAGAGCAAGATTTCATTTGCTTAATCGGCGGTGGCGCACACAAGCCAATTGCCGATGCCTTCCCAACTGCGATAGCGGTGGAATTTGGCGTTGGCTACGGCGGTGTTTTCAGTAATTACCGCGTGTTTGAATCTTATGCCTGGATGCACTCAATCTATGCAGGGTGGAAAAACCCAACTACTGCAGATGGCCAATTTTATGATGCGGTTATCCCAGGGTATTTGGAACCCGAAATGTTCCCACTTGGCGATGGCAAGGGTGATTACTACCTATTTATTGGCCGGCTTATTGATCGAAAAGGCTACCGAATCGCTCAAGAGGTATGCGAGCGCCTAGGCAAGCGCCTTATCTTGGCAGGTCCAGGCGAGCAAATTGGCTACGGCGAGTTTGTGGGAAGCGTAAATCCTGAAGAGCGTGCTGCGCTTATGGGCGGTGCAATCGCTACTTTTGCCCCAACCCTTTATGTTGAGCCGTTTGGGAATGTGGTTATTGAATCTCAGGCTTGCGGTACCCCAACTATTACTACCGATTGGGGCGCTTTTACCGAGAATAACCCCCACGGAATTACAGGTTTTAGGTGCCGAACTCTCAAAGAGTTTATGGATGCAGCCGAGAATGTGAAGCAATTGGATCGCGCCGCAATCCGAGAGCGTGCGGTTTCTCTCTATAACCTTGATACTATCGGCGCTCAATACAACGATTATTTCCAACGATTGCTTACCTTATGGGGCGATGGTTGGTATGAATTGGGGGAATAATGAACCGCAAAGAGATTTTAGCAGAGGCCGATAGGCTCACTCACGGCGATAGAGAAAAGAATTATGGTTCAGCTTTAAGCAACCATCAAAGAATTGCCTCTTTATGGTCAACATTTCTACAAACTGAAGTAACACCGGCGCAGGTTGCAA